CAACATCAATCTCGCCTGAAAGTGAATACCGCTGCAACTCGTTTAGAGTTCGGCGGAAATCGGGAATGTATCGGCAGATGAACTTTGCAAGAGCCTGTTCATCATACTTGATCTTCTCTGCATCAAGAATGTCACGAACTCTACCAAAGAAACCGCTGCACATCTCCAACTTTTCCTTAGCATTGAAGTTGAAGTCGATGCATGTGCAGCGAGAGTGGATTGGTTCAATCACTCGGTTCTTGAAATTGCAAGTGATGATGAAACGACAGTTCTTTGAGAACTCCTCCATCGCAGACCTAAGTGCTGGTTGCAATGAGGTTGGATTTGCATAGTCAAACTCATCTAGGATAATGACTTTTGGTCTGCCTGTAAGACTGATGCTTGTCGCATAGGATCGGATCTTGTTTCTCAGCGTATCAATACCTGAATCTTCAGAGCAGTTGATAAGCATCCAATCAGCGTCAATAGTTCTACAGATTACCTTCGCCACGGTAGTCTTTCCACACCCTGCTCCTCCTGAAAGGAGTAGGTTCTGACACTCTCCCTTGCCAAGAATTTCAGCAAAGGTAGCCTTCAGAGCCTTTGGCAAGATGCAGTCAGAAAGAACTTGTGGACGATATTTCTCCACCCACAAGTAATGATCGTTGTTTTCATCCATCATATTGGGAATCCGACTCAAGTGCGATCCAATAGCACAGATCAGAGTTCTTGTTTGTAAACTTACTCACAACCTTTTCAGTAATTTCAACCTGATAATCACCAGCCATCATCTTCATGTTCTCAACCTTGAACTTGAAGTTGAATGTCTTGTCAGTCTCTCCAACCTCCATCTTATATGCGTTCGATGTTGATTGAGTCTTATCGGTCGCTCCAATAACAATGTTGCCATTGGAGTCAGAACGCACGAAGATATCAGGCAGTTGCAGGACAGATGCAGCCTTCATCAGTTCACCAAATACAGATTGCTTGAGTTCAAAACTCACAACAGGCTTTGGCATGTTGATGCGCTTGTTCTGAATATTCAGTAGAGAAGGTTCTGAATAGAAATATTCTACAGATGCTCCATTAGCACCGCTGATCAGCACAGACTTAGAACCAAAATCAAATTCAGGATTCTGAAAGAGAGAGATGGTTCCAAGAAATTTGTTCAGATCGTAGATTGCAAACTGCGTATCAAACTCTTCATCAATAGCAGCCTCTGCCATGATGTTGCGAGCAGGAGACACAGTTGTGAGCCTGTTGCCAGGATCAACAAGGATGCTGCTGCGGATGGCAGCAAAATTCTTCAGGATGTCTAGAGTCTTCTTTGAGATTTTCATGTTTTGTGCTACAGTCATTCATCCTCCATATCGTCAAAAGCCTCTTCAATGTCCTCTAGTTTACCACCACGGACAATATCATTCAAGTTCTGTTTCTGTTCATGACGCTTATTCTTGTCGTAGGGCTTTTGATGATTTGCCTTAGCCCAACGATTGTATTCTCTGCGTTCAGCCTTTTCCTGATCTCGTCCTCTGCTCATATTAGAACTCCGTGATATTCTCCAAGTGTTGTGTTAGTCGATTCTTAACCATATAGTCTAAAAGTGAACTTGTTTTCTTTGTTGTTGTCTTTTTAAACTCATCCATGATCTTTTCAGACCATTCGTTTGGAATCTGAAAAAGATTCAATACTGTGTTGTTTTGCCCATATCTTGGGTTGATCTTGTTGTAGTCTTCTCCCTTTGCTCCTGCTTCAGTTGCGGCTTGAATAATCTCATCAAGACGCTTCTTTGTCATCGGCTTCTGTCTCTTACCATCAGTAATGAGACAATCTTCTTCAGAGAGAACATTTGGAACTCCGTCACCAGAATCTCCGCGAATCACAAGTTCAGTAAGAGCCTGAACAGGATTTTCAGACTTCACAAACTCTTTCTTTATGGGCGACCATTGTTCGATATATTCTCTGCCCACCATATTGTTAAGAATCTGCAACTGTTCAAAGTCTCCATCGCTAGAGACGATGAGGATGCGCTTCTCAATATGGGTATGACGCTTTGCAAGAGTTGCAATGAGATCATCTGCCTCACAGCGATCAACCGATAGCCATCGGTATGGAATCACTTGCTTCAGTTCGTCACGAATCTCGTTAACGATGCCAAAGATACGGCTCCAATCCCGATCACTCTCTGCGCGGGCTTTCTTGCGATTTGCCTTATAATTTGGAAAGAAATCCTTACGCCAATAGTCCTTTGTATCATTGCAGATAACAATCTCGCCGTATTCACGACCAAACTTTCTCTTTATTGTAAGATACGAAGACAGAGCGATATGACGCACAAGATCTTTTGATATCTCCTTGTCCTCATTTACTTGCATGAGGACAGAGGAGACAAGAATCTGCGAATTGTCGATGAGAATCATTTTAGTGCCTGTAGAATAATCGTATTTTCGTTCAAGCGACCATTTGCCTTCGCTTGCTTTGTTTTCAGGCTACTCAGAGCATTATTGATCTGCCTGATGCCTCCAAGCATTGATTTTAGCACATCCTTCGGCTTACGCAACTTCTTTGTGTAAGATTTCTTTTCATCGAAACCAATGATAGAAGTTCCCTTTACACCAAAACCATTTACTAGAGGAGAAACCTCGTAGTAGGAGAGAGACTTATACTTGGTATTATAGGTGATGAGACGGGTAGATCCGATGATTTTTACAGGATCTAGAGAAATTACTCCAAGATCACTATCTTCCTTCTGATACTTGACCTTTTCTACTTGCTTTTCGGGTGGCTTTGCCTTCTTCTTGCGAGGCTTCTTCATCTTCTTGCCAAGCATTGCAAACTGATTTGCATTATAGACAATATCAGAAACAAACTCCGAGAACTTGATGAGATCCTTCTTCTTCAAGAAAGAATAACCTTCGACAAGATCCTTGTCCACGCCATCAATCGCATCTTGGATTTCGCGAGAGATCTTGTTAAATTCATCAGCGATTGCTTGGCAATAGATAGGCTTTATCTTCTTCGCGACAAGCCACTCCGACATGGAGAAGGATGGCTTCTTTCCCGCCCTGATGTCCTCCAAGCCCGAATCAAGTTTGGAGTTCATCTCAGCGAGGTAATCGCCTGTAACCCGTCTGATGCGATCCTGGAGCGATTCCCGTGGCTCCTCTGCCTCCAACACAGCAGCAGCCCGTGCTTCAGCCTTGCTATCTCCGATCCGCTTTAGTAGAGCGATGTTCTTTTCGATGATAGAGAGATATTCCTTTGTCAACTTTAGACCAAGATTAGCCATGCGACAGTAAGAACCACTATCGTAATCGTATGAACCACCAACAGAGCAAAGTTGAATTGTTTCCTTGTCGTAGCCATTTTTCTTCATCCACTCAAGCAACCACTTCTTCAGATCAGCATTGTCTGCCATTCCGCGATACCAATTCTGTGCCTTCAAGATCTCCCACATGAGATCCTTGCCACTAAGTTCTTCCTTTCCCTTCCAAGAGGGTTCGGAACCACGAACAATAGTGTCGATGTTGTCGCCCTTTTGAATGATGATCTTGCGCTTCATGTTTTTACCATTTGGCTGAAGTCGTTCTTCTTGACGAAAGTAATTGTTTCCTGAAACTTCTCTACGAGTTGATCTGCCTTATGGGAGATGACGAAAATGTTGTTCGCCTTGCCCATGTTCTGAATGATCTTCATCAGTTCATCCATTCCGCTTGCATCTAGCGAGGAATCGAACACCTCGTCAAGAATGAGTAGATTGCATGAGACTGAGTTCTTCATCTTAGCAACTTCTCGCCATGCAAGCAAGAAGGAAAGGTCTATTCTCAGTTTTTCTCCCTCAGAAAATGATTCATAAGAAAACTCGTCGCGATAACGACTCTTGATAGATTCGGTAAAATTTTCATCAAGAGTAAACTGCACAAAAAAGTCCATAGCACCAAGATACTTGTTAATCGTCCTATTCATAATAGGAAGATAGTGCTTGATGATCTTTGCCTTTATTCCATTGTCCTTGAGTAGAACACCAGCAACATCATAATATTCCATGTCCTCTACGAGTGACTTGATGTCGTTTTCAGCCTCTGTCTTTTCTTCGCGAGTCTTCGCTAGATTCTGTGTGTCACTTTCAAGGCTCTGTCTCTTCTCTTCATTCTCTGCAACAAGTTTTTCAATCTTGCTGATATAAGA